GACGTGGAGCAGTCCGACATTGACACGGAGCCGGAGGCCGACTCCCTCGCCCTGCATCTTTCGAGCTACGGGCGATCCAACAACGAGGAGCATCCGGAGGTCTGGAAGGACGAAGAGCACAACATTTCCTGCCAGCTCACGGGATTCAGCTACGTTGCAAACGGATGGGTCGCGGACAAGGACGGCAACACCGTCCTTCGCGTCTCCGGAAACGCCCGCGTGACGATCCCGTACAAGCCCTTCGAGAGAGATTTCCGCACCACGGGCAAGACGCTTGAGTTTGAGTTTGCGACGCGGGATGTGCTGGACTACGACGCGGTGCTGGTTTCCTGCATGAACGGAAACCGCGGATTCGAACTCACGTCCCAGCGGGCAACGCTGAAATCCGAACGGTCGGAGATTTCCACGCAGTACAAGGAAGACGAGCACGTCCGGATTTCCTTTGTGGCGGAGAAGAGAACCGAAAGCCGCCTGATCTACGTTTACATCAACGGCATCATGTCCGGCGTGGTGGAGTATCCGGAAGACGACGACTTCTCCCAGCAGTCTCCGGTGAACATCACCATCGGCGCGAACACCTGCACGACCGATCTATACAACATCCGGGTCTACGACAACAACCTGACCCGGTTCCAGATCGTGAGCAACTGGATCGCCGACACGCAGAACATCACGGAAATGCTGGCCCGGTACGAGCACAACAACGTGTACGACGAATACGGGAATGTCGTCATTTCCAAGCTGCCGAAGGATCTGCCGTACATGATCATCGAGGCGGAGGAACTTCCGCAGTACAAGGGCGACAAGAAGACGGTTTCCGTGGAGTACACCGACCCCGTAACCCCCGGCAGGAGCTTCACGGCGACCGGATGTCAGGCAAACGTACAGGGGACGTCCTCCGCGCCATACGCCCGGAAGAACTACGATATGCAGTTCAAGGCGGGATTCGTTCTCGCGGACAAGTCCTCGGCGGAAAACTACGAGCTGGCCCCCGGAATCATCCCCTTCAACCGTTTCGTTCTGAAAGCGGATGTGGCGTCCTCGGAATCCGCAAACAACGTGGAGCTGGTGAAGCTGTTCTGCGAGGCCGATCCCTACAAACGCCCCGAAGAACTGTCGAATGCTAAGGTCAGAAAGGGTATCTACGGCTTCCCGATTGTGCTGTTCTGGCGCAATCCTGCGGACGGTTCGGAACAGTTCATGGGGAAGTACAACTTCAACCTGCCCAAACGTGCTCCCGGCCCCTACGGGTACAGCGGAGACATGGAGTCTTGGGAGTTCCAGAACAACACCTCCAACCTCATGCTTTTCCTGAGCGACTATTTCTCCGAGGCACCTCAGGCTGATCCCTCCACCGGAGAGGTCAAGGCCGCATGGCGATATGATTACGAAGCGCGTTTTCCCTCCGACGAATGGGTGGACTACTCCAAACTTCAGGAGTTCCAATCCTTTGTCTTCTCGACCTACCGGGCCGGGGCGACGGGGAATGATCTGGAAACGCCCGTGACCTATCAGGAGACCCATACCGTCTATGATGAGGTGGTGGATCCGGAAACCGGAGCTGTGGACTATGTGGAGCGGCTTGTGACGGAGGATGTGACCTACACCAAGGATACGGCGGAATACCGTCTATCCCGCTTCCATCATGAGTTCGGTAAATATGCGGAGGTGGATTCGTTCCTCTTCTACTACATCTTTACCGAATTGTTCCTGATGGTGGACTCCCGTGCGAAGAACCTGTTCATCGGCTTCTCGGGCGGGCCGACGTCCGGCCTGACCCACCTCGACCGCAAGGCCGTTGCAGAGCCTTACGACATGGACACGGCGATAGGTACGAACAACGAGGGCTCGCTGGTTTTTGACTACGGTCTCGAAGACACCGACCACCTCGCGGGCGGCGCGGATGTATTCAACGGCCAGAATTCTGTCCTCTGGTGCAACCTGAGAGACGCTTTCTCCCGCGAGATCGCGCAGATGTATCAGTCCCTCCGCTCGGCGGGCGTTCTGTCCTACGCGACAGTTTCTGCACGGTTTACCGATCACCAAGCCAAATGGCCGGAGGCGATCTTCAACGACGATGCGCAGTTCAAATACCTCGACCCGCTGGTGAATCCCGATCCCGGCAAGGAGCCTACGGCCGTCTACCTGCCCATGCTTCAGGGATCCAAGGCGGAGCAGCGGAAATGGTGGCTCTACAACCGGTTCCGCTACATGGATTCCAAGTGGAACGCCGGGGACGCGCTGACGGACGTGATCCAGCTCAGAGGCTACGCCAAGGCGGATATCACGGTCACGCCCTACGCGGATATTTACCCGACCATCAAATACGGTTCCGTTCCTGTTCAGGCGAGAGGAAAGCATGGCGTTCCCCAGACGCTGGCCTGTCCCCTCGATAACGTGAACGACACCGAAATCTATATCTACTCCGCCTCCCAGCTTGCCTCAGTTGGAGATTTGTCCGGGTTGAAGGTCGGTTTCGCTGACTTCTCCAAAGCGACGAAGCTCCAGTCCATCAAGGTTGGCTCGGACGAGGCGGGATACACAAACCAGAACCTTACGGGCCTGAGTGTGGGTACGAACCCGCTTCTCGGATCCGTGGATGCCCGGAACTGCACAGCCCTTGTCGGTACGGTGGATCTGTCGGGTGCGGCGAACGTCGAAACCGTTCTTCTGGAAGGAACTGCCGTTACCGGTGTTGCCCTTCCGAACGGCGGCATTCTGAAAACGCTCCACCTGCCCGGTACGGTGACGAACCTGACCGTGCGGAACCAGCCGGGGATCACGAGCTTCGTCATGCCGGACTACGAGAATATCACGACCCTCCGCGTGGAGAACAGCCCCGGAATCCCGGTGGAAGACATTCTCGCCGAGATCCCGGAAAACAGCCGCGTCCGCATTCTCGGTTTTGTCTCCGAAATGACGACGGTCGAAGAGGTGGATGCGTTCTACGCGCGCCTCGACACCATGCGCGGCCTCGACGAATCGGGCGGAAACGTGGACACCGCGGTTGTGGCAGGGAAGATCACGGGGCTCGACACGATCACGGGCGCATGGCTCGCAGACAAGCTCTCGAAATACCCGAACATCGAGATCGAATACCAGCACATCACCAGCAGTCTGCGGTACTACAACTACGACGGTTCGACGCTGATCACCACCGAGACCATCACGGACGGCGGCGACGGAACATACTCCGGCACTCCGTCCAGAAGCTCGACGGCACAATACAGCTACACCTTCGTCGGCTGGAACCGGAACAAGAACGCGACCGCGAAGGACAGCAGCGCGACCAAGGCCGTGACCGCCGACCGGGACGTTTACGCGGCCTATACGGCCACGGTGCGGACGTACACGATCACATGGAAGAACAGCAACGGAACCGTTCTCGAGACGGACAACAACGTGCCTTACGGATCCACGCCGAGATACAACGGATCGACGCCGCAGAATCCCGACAGCTCGGGCGGCGCGTTCCGCGGATGGACACCCACGGTCACGACCGTCACCGGGAACACGACGTACACGGCTTCCTATGTGCCGAAGTATGACGTGAAGTTCTACAACGGTTCGACCCTGCTCCAGACGGTTTCCGTTTTGGAAGGAGGAACGGCGGTATATACCGGAGAGACTCCGGTTGACGCGGGCGGAGCCGAGTTCCTTGGATGGGCGGCTTCGGCCGGTCAGCACTCCGCGGACGCCAATATTCTGAAGAATATCACGGCGAACAAGAGCGTCTATGCGGCGTTCAAGTCTCCGATTGAGGTTCCCACGGCGACGACTGCGGAGGGGGCTTACGGTGTGGAATGGAACTACGGGGCGACGGCAACCACCCTGACAAGAAAGGGGCTGGCAGCTTCGTTCGGCAATCCCGTTCCGGCCGATTCCCTCACCGGTTCCGGATCCTCTCCGTTCGATACGGTTGCGCCGTGGAAGGACATGAAGCGGTACAACGTAATCGACGGGGCGGTCTCGTATTCGCAGGACGACGCCGGATACTCCGAAACGGACTACGATACCGTGGTCTACATCCCGGAGTTTTATTACACGGCCTACAAAGACACCGCCGATTCCAAGTGGCTGTGGGCGATCTCTCCGACGCCGCTTGAGGGTTTTGTGAAGCACCCCGGTTCCGGTCGGTACATCGGGCGGTTCCACACCTCCGGAAGCTCGTCCGGTGTATTCTCGAAATCGGGCGCTGCTCCGCTGGCGAACACCACCCGTGCGAACTTCCGGATGTACTCCCACAACAAAGGCGAAAAGTGGCGTCAGCTCGACCTCGCGGCGTGGTCTGCGCTTCAGATGCTCTACCTTGTGGAATTTGCGAACTTCTATTCGCAGAGCACACTCGGGACGGGCTATGATACCGGATCGGTCGGCACGATGGGCGAGACCGGCGAGGCGGCTTACCATACGCTGAAACGCTCGAAGGCGCACAATATGTACCGCTGGATCGAAGATCCGTTCTCGAATGTTCTGGACTGGTGCGACGGCTTTGTCGCTTCATCCAGAGCTGCCTACACCAGCATCGACTACGGGAGCTACAAGGATACAACCACGGGCATGGATAAAACCGGCATCACGCTCCCGAGTTCGAACTATATTTCGGGATTCGGATACAGCGCGGAAGCGCCTTATGCGTTCATCCCTGATAAAGCGTCAGGAGCAGAAACAACCTACGTTACAGACCGCGTCTACTCGAACACCGGGACTTGCGTCCTGTACGTCGGCGGTAGCTGCAACGCGAACGCGGACTATGGGTTCTTCTGCTTCGGCGCCTACCTCTCGGCTTCGAACACCTACGCCAGCTTCGGCTCCCGCCTCCTTTATATCCCTTAAGGGGGACCGGGGGTCGCAACCCCCGAGAGCTTAAAGCTCAGGCAAAACAAACAGCAAAGCAAACACAACAAACGCAACGGAAGTCCATATCCGTCCGCGCACAGCGGTCGGATATGGGATTTCCCGGGATTCCCTGCGCAGTGGAGCGGTGCTTGTATCCTTCGCGTCAACTCGAACACCGGGACCTGCGTCCTGTACGTCGGCGGTAACTACAACGCGAACGCGAACTATGGGTTCTTCTACTTCAACGCCAACAACTCGGCTTCGAACACCAACGCCAACATCGGCTCCCGCCACCTTGTTCATACGGTTTGTGATATGCGCGCAGGGCTTTCCGTACCACTTGGTAAAAATATCGCCGCAAGGAGAGTGTTTAGTAGGACTATCTCGAAAAACGCTCAGGCGAACAAGGAGAAAAGATGCCAAAAAGAATTGGATTTCTCTACGACAAAATGTGCGACAAGGTTTTCATCCGAACCGCCATCCTCGAAGGCGCGGTCGGAAAACACAAGCGGGCCGACGTGAAAGCGGTTCTCGAAGATCTTGACGGCTATGTGAACAAGACATACGAAATGCTGGTGAACCGCGCTTATGTTCCGACGCCGCCGAGATCGAAGCGGATCTACGACAAGACCTGTCAGAAAGAGCGGACGATCCAGATTGTCCCGTACTTCCCGGACGGAATCATGCACTGGCTCTGCGTCAAGGCGATGCGGGGCGTTCTGATGCGCGGGATGTACCGCTGGAGCTGCGCGTCCATACCGGGCCGCGGGAACAAATGCGCATGGAGCTATGTCAAGCGCGCTTTGAAGAAGGATCCGAAGGGGACGAAATACTGTCTGAAGATGGACATCAAGAGCTACTATCCATCGATCAGGCCGAAGCGTCTGATCTGGGCCCTGGCCCGCAAGATCAAGGACAAGCTGTTTCTGAAAACCGTTTACAGCATAGTGGCTTCGAATCCGGATCCCGGAATCGCGGTCGGTTTTTACATCAACCAATGGCTCGCAAACTATTTTCTCGAACCGCTCGACCGGCTGATCTGCTCCCTTCCCGGTGTCAAACACTACGTGCGGAACATGGACGACATGGTAGTATTCGGGTCGAGCAAACGGGATCTGCACCGGGCGCGGGCGAAAATCTCCGAGTTCCTTTTGGATCGTCTTTCTCTGGTGCTGAAAGGGAACTGGCAGGTATTTCCCGTGGACGGGCGCGGCGTGGACTTCATCGGCTATCGGTTCTTCCACTCGCACACCGCTTTGAGGCGGAGGAATTTCCTGCGCTTCATCCGGCAGTGCCGCAGGGTGGCCGGGATGGCCGCGGACGGGATCGCCATTCCATTTCACGAGGCGTCAGGTCTTCTCTCCCGGGCCGGTTCGCTGAAACACTGCGACTGCGCGGGCGCCAAGCGGCGGTATCTGGACGAGGGAGTCAGCGTCGGGCGGCTGAAA